TATACCTTGCGAGACTTTGTGTCCTCATTGTTACCAGAGGTTTGGAACATAGCAGGTGTACCCTTGGACGCATCTTGCTCTGGCATGTACCGCTTGATATTGTGTACATCCATACAACCTGCTTTGCCAGTCAACAACTGGACAACAAAAGCAGACTTAGGTATACCTAACCCTGGCACCTCTAAGAACAACATGATAAGATCATGATCTGCATCAGCTTTTTTAGCTTTGATGATGGACATAGCACGAGCATAAAGATCATCACGATTCTTGCGTACATAGGTTAAACCTGTACGTTTGTTGCCCCATATCCATGATGACTTGAGACCTCGCTTACGCCATTCACGCATGAACTTTGGTAAAAGAAAAGTCTGGACTCTAATACTAGCAAAGACAAATGCTATAAGTTGCTCCATGTGCTTTGCACTGGTCTGACCAAAGGCACGTGTATACCCGTTATGCTGTATGTAGTGTTTACGTGTAGCTTCCATAATACTCCTATATGATTGCGATTGACTAAAGTATAGCAGGACTTGATGGACTTGTCAAGCCCTGCATGGTTCCTGCTATCCAAAGATACGTGCAAGGTATCCAAACAAGTCTTTCATCTTCCTTCCAGGAAGGTTAGACTCTTTAACAAACTGTCTCATGACCTTCATCTGGTGCATGAATTCCGGACGGGGCTGACCTAAGTCCCAGAGGATAATATCCTCACCTGTGGACTTGATCCGACCAAGGAACACACCCTTACGGACCACACGATCACCGTAGCCTTCACGTATCCACTGGCCTGGATGGAAATTCTGACCCTCGGTTACGTTCTGACCTTGTACACCTGTGATGGAGTTTAAGTATAACATATTGACCTTTCGTTGTCAATGATACATGGTTTAAGTTTGCACACTACGCTGACCACCATGCAGACCAACGTAGTGTGTATGAGTGTTTGATTGCATCAGGTGCAAGTTAGCGAGGCACTCAGTGACCCCGTGACGTTTTATATAATAACACACCAAAATCAAATTGTCAAGTCATCGGTTGAACCTCCATGTTTCATGATTACTTCATGAACCACTTCATGAGGAACATGAGCATATACAGTACGTGTAGGTCGGTCATGATCCTCTGCGTACTCCATAATCAAGTCCTCTTTTTCCGAAGGAAATCCAATTTCTACGGATGTGTCATCACAATATGCCAGAGGCATTTCATCTTTATCGATAACGGACATGTGAAATCCGTCCATGCAATATATCCACATTATAGCATCTCCATTGAGGTTTGTCAAGTCTACTCAGAATCCCACAAAGGGTCACAACACATGCCTGTCATCAAGAATTCCCTTTCACTTGCATTCAAGCCTGGAAAGGCATCCTGAATCAAAGAACCACTATTGTAATCCTCAAGATTCTCTTTACCTACGGTAAATTCATGATACTTGCCTGACCTACAATACCCACTCAGACAAACAAGATCATTGGTACACATGTGAACATGCACATTTGGACTATGTAAGTATTTTTGAAACATATTGGCTCCTGTGTTTGCGTTTGTCTATATAATAGCACATCAATTCAGGATTGTCAAGTCCACATTCCAATCAGGTGCTACCCACCTGTGATGATTAGTTTTACAACTAATCACTGGAATCCATTCCTGATTATCACTGAACATACCTTGCAATTCTTGATTCATGGCTATGCCATGTGATTCCAGTAACTTTGTATCTACGTGCCATGTGTCACCATGTTGACGGATACGCTGTTTTAACTGTTGATTCAAGCCCCGCAATTTGACTAACATTATAACACCTCAGTTTAGGTTTGTCAAGTCTGTGGTTTACCTATGTTTCATAGGTACCTTATGGATCACTCAAGATCGCTTGGGTACCTATGTTACTTTCAGTATACCATACAGTTTGGCAATTGTCAAGACCACCGATTCCTACGGTCCCAACTCCATTTACTTACAGTAAATTGAGAAGGTTTTCTAAAGGCACCAGATGTTTTACATCTGGGACCATCAGGATTTACATCAATTCTCTTTGGAGAATTAGTATTTACTGGTACTAATTTGTCAGGGTTTATACCCTGTTGTAATAACTTTTCTCTCTGATTCATGATATACCTTTTCAAGAATGGTTTAACTGTTTAAACTGTTTGTTTTTTGTCTTGAGAACTGATCTGTCAGATGGCTTGCCTCAAGCTCGACAATCAGTATAACCGTCAGATCGCAAATGTCAAGTCGAGCCGTCCAAGGTTAGGTTGGGACAAGGTTACTTTGTACCAAGGTTACCTTGGTTATGTAAGGTAGACCGAAGGTCTAAATCGAGAGAGCAAAAGTAGACCGAAGGTCTAAAAGAAAAGAAGCTGAAGTAAACCGAAGGTTTAAAAAAACGATAGCCAAAGTCGAAAATGACCCTTTAGACCGAAGGTCTAGTTTTTGTCAGGGTCTGGTCAGCCTCCGTCCAACCTTTGTTGGAACAAGGTAAGGTTGTACCAAGGTTACCTTGGTTGTGCTGTGAGACTCAAGTAAACCGAAGGTTTAAAAAAACAGATGCAATGGCAAATGAACTTAAGTATCCAAAGGATACTTTGGTTGGCTATATGGCGAATCAACCCTATTCCAACCTTTGTTGGACCAATGTAACCTTGGTTAGCCAAGCCAAAGCTATGCAGACCCTAGTACTAGGGTATGCAAAAGTTGTGCCAAGCCAGTTACCGCTGGTACCCCCGAAGGGGGTAATTCGTATCCACATCGATAACTAAGGGTCTCATATTTTTTTACCAAATTATGACTAACAGGACATTAGATACATACATTAGTATACTATAGTAAGTACCACTACACTATATACTAACTATATACTAAACCACTTAGGTTCTACTTCAGTAAACTTATTTACACTAATGGCATTCTGCATGAATATCTCAAGTTCCTTATCTAGTAACTCATCTTTCCTTGTTCTCATCTCACGATCTACATCAGCAGACATTTGTTCTACCCAGTATGCTACTGCCATAGACAACACATCCAGTCTGTCGTCATGTACTAAAGCCCCACGTTCTTTAGTTACCCTAGTCATCTGGTAAGCTAACATGTACTTAGGTTGCTTCTCAGGTGGGTAGTGTTGTACTGAACTATAGTCTTTCTCAAGTGCTCTCCTGTCGATCACTAGCTTATGCTGATTCATCACAGGTTCTAAGACATCAATAATCCTTTTCTCTTTCTGGATGTTGTGTCTAACTTCTTCTATCGTCACAGGGTGCACCTTAGTCAACACAGGTTTAAGCAACTCAGTGAACATACCATCACCAAAGTTAGATTCCACAAGTACATAGTTGACCTTATGCTGCCTTGCAATCATGCTTATGGTCTTCAGTACACGTTCTCCATAACCACCCTCTATGCCACCAAAGTCTACGACATAGAGATAACCATTTAGCATCTTAACTACAGCGTATGCTGTCTCGTCTTGACCACGACCACTAGGGTCTATAGCCAGGAGAGAACCCGTGTAATCAATGTAATCTCCAACAGTATCCAAGGGCTTATAATAAAAGTCACCAGGAAGACCGACATTAGGAATGTCCACAATCTTATCTTTATCTCTTCCCCAAATAATCTTCTCTGGTCCCTTTTCACTATCTACATCCATAACAATCAAGTCCTCAAGTTTAAGTGGGTATCTATTGGCATCACTTAAACTCGTGTCTAGCATAAACTGTAGACTAAACCCTGATCTACCATAGGACAACTCACGTTCTAAGAGATCATGGTCTCCGAAGCGTTGTGGGTCAGTAGGTTGTCCTGTGATGGTAGGATCAGAGTCTACCTGTTTAACTAGCGTATCCGCCAGTCTACCATTGTACTTAATAGTATCCTTTGGGTATCTAGCGGGCCATATTTTAACTTTGTATCCACGTTCAGGTAATACTTCATACAAACTCATTTCAGTCTGTGGTGTACCTAAATAGACTACACGACCATCAGGCTTCAAGACAGCATCAAACTCTTTAACAGCCTCTGCGATCTTGTCTCTCATAGTTTGTGTCATGGAGTTATTAGGTATCTCTATGTCATCTGCAATAATCAAGTCTGCACG